GTGTCTCAAGCTCTCTACTCATATGATTAGGGTTATGATACGAATCAATCATTAAAATATCAACAGGAGCAGTCGACGCGATGGATGTAGAATCGATTTCTTTTACGTCAAGTTTAATATTATTTTCTTTACAATATTTTTCTGCGATAGGTTTAAGAAATTTATTATATCGTGACAAATCGATATCACGAACATATATATCTCTTGGATTACATAACAAGGCAGCTGACAACGAACCGCCTTGGTGTGTGCCGAGTTCCATATAACTATTACATTCTTTTAAATATCTTTGAATTGCTTGGTGCATTAAACAATAATGTTCACCATGCGCTTCTTCTTGTTGCCGAACAATTTCATTATGAAACTCTTCAACACTGGTCACGTGACCAAGTTCAGCATTGATCATAGATCTCTCCAAGTAGGCTGCTTAGTTGTATTTGATTTTAAATACCATAGATTACCATAAATTTGAGTGCGTTGATTATTACAATGGTCGTAGTCTAGTTTAACCGCATGCATACTTCTATTTTCCGGAGCAAACATTGTAATTGAATTATTTTTTGTATGCATAAATTGAGTATCACACCAATCCCATGGTACCCAACACCTATCAATTAGTGGATTATCATCCCAATATTTTGGAATATATTTTTTCTCATCTTTAAATGTCATAAAATGTGTATGGATATTCATGTTATCCATATCACTATTTGGATTAATATTCACCATATACGTTAAACACTTTTTACGAATGTCTGGATGTGGACTAATCTCATAACCAGTTAAATATTTTTGAATTGCTGTTTCAACTCGCGTATTACCCGATTTGTTAAATTTTAACATAAGTTGAGACAAAAAGACATCACTATTTAAAAATGTAATCAATTCTTTGAGTTTAGGTTCTTTGTATTCATTCATTCTAAATACAATACCAAACCCTTCTAATAACCCATGAGTATGCGATGGGCCATTTACATTTCTATGGTTGTACCATTGAAGATACGTTTTAATATCTGTAACAGTACCTGGAAAAGTAACTGGTGAATATTTTTGGTGCTGTAAATCGCTAATAAGATCTTCAGTTGTTTCATATTCAGGTAAATTAATTTGTTTAGCCTGAGTAATTATTTCAAAGTGTTCTTGAGTAAACCAGTCTTCAATGTATAAAAATGGAAATCCTTTATTAATAAATGGCGCATCCATTATTTTTTCTAAAAGATAATTAAATTCTGACATTATAGCTCTTTAAATATTTGTATTAATGGTTCCAAATCTGGAATTGTTCCAACACTATATATCGGATCATTAACACTTGATGCTTTTGAAGATACGTCGACTGACGCACAATAATCATCAAACTTACTTCCATCACCATGTAGCTTTGAAAATTTCACTCTTGCTGCAGGTATACCATAAGCATGTGCGCTAATAATACCGTGTAAACTACTTGAAATTATTTTTTCACAAGAAGAAATTTCTTTTGCTACTTTTAATGGTGTTTCACTTACTAAATTAATAACATTATATTTTTCACCATATTGTGCTTTAATTTTGTTGTAATCCCGATAATGTGGAACGATACCAATATTGTGTTTCTTTTCTGATGGTTGGCAAAATAATGGTAACAATAATGCAGGATCTCCATATATTTCTGGGCATTCACCACCACATCGAATTACATTAGCACGAGTTAATGGCCCACGTACAGATTTCCATATTGTTTGTGGATTCGCCTTTTCACCTTTTCTTATCATACCAGAACCGATAACAGTATCTCCAGGACCAGCTAAACGAGCAATAGATCCTGTTGCAAACATGTTAGCTTTTTTATATTCATTAGTGTGTTTAAAATCAACACCAAAATATTCTAATATGTTACGTGTTAACACGTCTCCAAAATTCTGTGGAACATCTCCCCAGTAGAATACGTAACTCATCGATGCCTCCACTCAGCAATAGGCTTATTCGTAATATCATAAATTTTTTCTACTGTCAGCGAATCTCTACCGCGGAGTTGAATATGTACAAATTTTGTATTCTCATTACGAACGTCGTAGATTGGCCTAGGAGATTGATTATTGTTACCAATATAATGAATCTGTGTATTCCAATCAGTTGGCATAATAGTCCAATCAACTTTATTTCCAAATAAATTTGCATTAAGATAGTTTTGATCTAGATGATAAAATCTATGCATTCCAGCCATTGCATGAGTATATTGATTAAAATCAATAAACTTTTGCTCTGCTGTTTTCATTGCTTCTTGAGTATACATAACAACACCAGAATTAAAAACTCTACACCGACCTTTTTCGTCGCGAGGGTGCTCAATTTCCCAATGAGTTTTTAATAAATCGGCCCAACGATCGTCCGCCTTTGAATTAATAGCTAATGTTGATTTTTCTCTTAATTCAGGTTGTTGAGGTTCTTCACAAATTCCGATACCTTTTACATCTAGGTCAAATATATTTTCTGTAATATTTTCTCTAGGAAATATATCCATGTCTAAAAATAATACTTTATCGTATTTGTGAAATGATGCGTCTAGAATAGGACGAAAACAATTTAAGTATTCTGCGTTTGGTACATTTAACCTTTTAGGATTATCATCAAACCTGTACTCAGCTCCTACCATTTCAGCATAAGCTTGAATAGCTTTACTACTTTCTTTTGCATAGAATGGAACATTGCCGGTCCAAAATTGATATATTAAATTCATGCTAAAATGCCTTTATCCTTCAGTGCTTTATAATTTTCAATCTTTTCACGTTTAGGACCTTGAGGTGTGACCTTTGTTCTAATATGTATAAATCCAGCTTTATGCGGATTTGGAAGAAAACTACATTGACACCACTTTTTATCTAGGTATGGTTTTTGTGTGTTATAACCTGACTTAAATGCAAGTGTATGCATAATGCCTTCATCTTCATAGTTGTATGGTCGATTATATGGATGCATCCAACCTTCATTATCACCAAGTGCAGATCTCAATTGAATCCGTGCTTCACGATCAAGTTTGTAAATTGCTCCACCCCAATATGGAGTATTCATCGATGCTTGTAATGGTAAGTTTTGTGCCAGACGAGTATGTAAACGTTTTTGCACATCTTCGTATAACCCTACACCTTCAAGATCAAAAACATTCTCAGTCATTCCTCTTGGAGTAAACATATCAATATCAAGCATAAGAACCTGATCATATTCATCATACTTCTCATCTAACATATAAATCTTTTGGCATGGTGCAGTCAAATGTTCACGGAATGGTTTGCCACGGACAAATTCATAATCTGCGCTAACTAGTTTAGCATATGCTTTAATATTTTCTACTGATAATACATCTAGCTCACGCAAATGCCCATCAAAATGTTGTAATATAATATTCATGAGATGTCTTTCATTAATTGTTCTATATTTTCGCCACGATTTGGCAATTTATCTTTTAAGAAAAAGTGTACAAAGTTTGCTTCCTTTGGATTTTTAACTGCGGTATATAATGCATTCCATCTCCAATCAAGATGCTTTTGTGGTACACCATCTTTTCTTAACCAGTAATTAAGCAATGTTTGATCAGTTGACCACTTCCATCCACCAAGGCCATCGACAAAATCTTTAAAGTCAGGTCGTTGAATAAAATCACGGGCTGTCTTTGCTTTCATGTAATTTGTAATCGATTTATTCATCAGCATAAGACCCATATTATAAAATTCAAATCCTAGTTGATTTGGTTTAAAATCAATTTTATTATTATGTAATTGTGCATATTGCATTTTAGAATAGTTGATTATCTTTTGTTGATACCACGGCTCAATTGGCATATCTCTTTCCAATACACCTGCAAATGCAACGTCAGGATCTAATTCATCAAAGATATTAGGAGAACCAGGACGAATCCAAATATCAGCATCAACAATACAAATTTGATCGTAGTCTTTAAAATAGTCCAGAGCATTTTCTTTTTCATAGATAGGTAAAAACCCACCATGTTTTTCATATGACTCTTTTGACCGATTTGTTGCAAAGACGTCTGGTTTGATTTTTAAGATAGGAGTTGTCTGAACTACATGATCTATATTATGTTCTTGACAATACATTGCAACAGATGCTGTACAATGATCATATAATCTAGAAGGTTTACCGACGTAAACCTGATATATCATTCGCTTCATTCAATTATCGCTTTTTCCATTCAACACACGTATATGTATATTTGCCGTCAAGCTCACTTGTCATCATCTTACCAACTTCACGGCATTCATTCCAGCTTGTGTACCATCCTTGGTCGTAAGCTATCACCTCAGGATTAGATCCTGAGGTCATTATCATAACTAAAAGTACCCACATAATCTACTTCTTTTTTAATGCATCCGCACCAAAGAATGCTGAAACCAAAACTGCAATTGACGCAAAGTATGTTGGTGCAATATCAGCAATCAATGTTGCTGCTTTATCTAATCCAAGCAATGAGGTTATTGCAATTCCAATTGGATAAATCAATAATCCAATTAAAGAAAACCATGCCATCTTACGAATTGCATCTCGTTGAGCATCATTATCTTCAAGCTCTTTACGTTTGAACTCAAGATACATTTCGTGTTCTTCTGGTGTGACAATACCGTCACCATTACTATCTGCTGGATGAAACCCAGCCTTTTCAATTTCTTCTGTCATATCCATCTCCTCTCATAGTGGATATGACTATTTATATATTATGATATATCAAATTCATACAATCTATCAATACCACCACCAAATGTAAAGAACTTATTTCCACCAAACCACAGTGATCTGTGTATTGATTCCGCACCAGCTCCGGCGGATTGGAGCATATTATAAAGATTAAAGGTTATATTATCACTAGAAGCAGTTGATATATTCCACGCGGTTGACATAGTATATTGGTATATATTAGTACCACTTGTTTCTTGGTTTGTTACCCAGAATTTTGTTCCGTCAGGTGAGAAAAATAATCCTTGGCCAGTTGTTGGCCTTGGAATCCCAAATGTTGTTGGAGAACCTATCGTTGTAATATCCCATGCGGTAGACATAGGCCACTGATACAAATTACCATCACGACATGATGCGTATAGTCTAGTTCCATCCGGCTTGAAAAAAATAGCATTTAAAAAACTTCCAGCACCATGCGCCACAACTGAATCATAGGGTCTGGCTCCTGAGCTCACATCCCATGGCGTGGATAGGTTATATGATGCAATTAGTGATGGTCCACCACCATAGAGAACTGTGCCATCTGATTTAAAAAATATGCATCGAGCTTCATTGCCGGTGTCTCTTATATCTATAGACTTATTATCATAAGTTATAGTGCTCACATCCCATGGCGTACTTAAACTAAATTGGTAAACCACTTCCGCACCATTACTATTAATAGCGTATACTTTTGAACCATCTGATCTAAAATAATGTTGCTGCATATCAGCAGCAACATCAGTAGCTGTTGAGTACTGACTATATGCAACATTAGCACCAACTAAATCATAAATCCAAAAATACAAATTGAAAGTACTTACTGCAGTATCAGTATTGATATTATCTGTTGTACTAAACGTAACAGTCCCAGACGTAGTTGTTGCTGAATCTTCACTCAATGGTGTAACTGTAAAGACGTTTGCATTTTGAGATATAGTAGCTAATCCATTAAAATCGCTATCAACCACAGCTGAATATGTTAATGGATCACCATCACCATCAGTTGCATTAACTGTAATTACACTAGCATCGCCGTTTTGAGATAATAGAAACGGTGCTGTAAGCCCGTCAGAATCTTGTATAGAGTTAATGCTAGGAGCAAGATTTAATAACGTCACATTAAACCATGCACTTTTGGTATCGTCCCATATGTTCAATCGATTAGTGTCAGTAATAAATGCTTGATCGCCTCCAGTATTACCTGAGAATGGTAAATCATCTAATGTGGAATAAAGAGTGATTCCACCAGAAGATACATCATCAGGGACAACGGTAATTTGACCGGCATTATTAAGATCACTAGCTAATTTTGCAAAAGCTCTATTTCTACTAACTGTCACTATACATCTGCCGTGTTTGTCGAAGGCCAAGCTCTTCCAGAACCCCAAATGATTCTTACTGCACCACCAGCGGCAGAACCCACTTCACCAGAAATTTCGGCGCCACCACCACCGCCACCGTAATTTCCACCATTTCGTGTAGAGCCATTAGCACCGCTCGATCCGCCTCCACCAGGTCCACCATCGTTGCCGCTATAAGTTCCACCTGTACCATTAGATCCTTCGCCATATATTCCGACACCACCGCCGCCACCACCGTAATCAGATGATCCACCGGCACCGCCGCCACCACCACCGCCACCTGAACCGGCCGATCCAGCGGTGTTAATAGCTGCGCCAGCTCCACCATCACCAGAATATCCACCAGCACCACCACCGCCAGTAGCATCAGCGACAGAAGTATGGCCGAAAGCAATTCCTCCAGCTCCTCCGCCATCACCGACATAAGATCCGCCACTAGCATTAACATTGTAGTTCCCGCCAGATCCACCAAGGCCTGCTACAGTATTTGTATCAATAAAGTAACTATTGCCACCATCAGGAGCAGCCTCAGACGAAGATGATAATCCGGTTCCTCCACTTCCAACTACTACGGTGTACGATTGGCCAGGTACAACTGGAATAGCATTTTTCCAACCTAAGCCACCGCCACCACCGCCGCTGCCACCTGAGCCAGTAATGTAATTATGGCCACCACCGCCACCGCCGACAGCAACTACTGATACACTAAAAACTCCTGCGGGAGCTGTCCATGAGTATGTTCCAGCAGTTGTATACTCTGCCTGTCCAGGTGTAGAATAATCTAGTGAGAATGTATTTACTGAGCTAGCAATACTAACACCGTCAGTAGCAGTAAAAGTAACGGTACCTGCTCCGGCTGAAACTGAATCTTCACTGAGTGGAGTAATTGTAAAGACGTTTGCATTTTGAGATATATTTTTTGCAATACCTGCAAAATTCGAATCTGTTATAGCGGCGTACGTAAGCTGATCTCGATCTGAATCAAGCGCAGTAATAGTAATGTTTGTGGTATTACCGGTTAATGATAAATTAAACGGTGTAGGATTATCTGAGTCGTCGAGGACACTAAGAATTTGTGGAGAAGTATTAATTAATGCAGTACTATACCAGCCTGTTCCATTCCAGACATATAATCGATTATTGCTAGTAACATAAGCTTGATCACCGGTAGTATTACCAGAATACGGCAAGGTTGGTTGTGTAGAATATACTGTAACACCACCGCCGAGATCTATATCCGGTGAAATTGCAGCAGCCGTAATATTGCCACTTGCATTAACGTCATTAGCTAGTTTTGCAAATTGTCTATTCTTTGAAACTGCCATAGTCAATCTCTATAAATTTGATATTAACTATTTATACCTTTTAAAGCCTCATCTAATCGCATAAACAAATATTCTTCCAAATCGTCTTCATTAGCTTGGTACCGAATTGCAATACCACCGGCTTTCTTCCAAGCATCAATATTAGTATGTTTATCATCAATCAAGATGTTTGGTTCACCAGTAATGATATTTGTAGCAAACTTATGCTTATGACCAGTAAAAATACACTTTGGTACTGCAGGCATAAACATATGTTTTTCTAACCAACGGCGTTTATGAAATGTTGAGTTTGCAAAATCATTCTTAAGTGGTGAGGAACAGATTCCCCAGTTACCATTTGAGATTTGACGTACATGATGAATCAAAGCATCTGACGTCTCATATTTTTCAAGTGTGTAGAAGAAATCTGTGTTACGCAAACTCATAATTCTTTCTTCTACGTTATCAATATCTTTCCAATGTGTAACTTTGTACTTTCTTTCAAGTCCACCAAAGAAGTCGGCGATTACGCCATCCATATCTACATATATTGTCATTATTCCTCTCTTATCCATACTGAATCGGTAGCTAGTCTGAAACTACCGAGAAATTCAAAATCATAACCTGGTCCCCATTCATCCGGACCGATCATACTTACCCACGTCTCACCGTCATCTTTAGCATAAAGATGGTATGTCCTACCCACAATAGGACTAAACCGAATTGATGCGCTATAGATCAATTCATTGTCAGCTGCTGTTTCTACAAGCTTTTTAAACTCAGCTTCAAGCTCTTCATATTTTGATTTAAGCTTATTTTGTGCTTCTTTGACTTTGACTTCACGATAGTCTTTGGTGTCAGGTAACGTGATCGCCGGAGCAGCAACATTGTCACCGTACGGCATTGCCATTTTATTATCTGCTACGCGATCAGGTTTTCTCAAAATACATACCTCAATATTGCTACAAAGAGCATAAAAGAAATTACAGCGTTAAGAAGAATCAGTGCTCGGTCTTTCCAAGCAATCGATACTGCCAACCACATTCCTGTTCCAATCCATGAAAAAAATACATCATAGATCTTTGGGATTTCATCAACTGATCGACACGCAACTGCTAATAAAATGACAAAGGTCGCAATCCACTTTGTGTAGTAGATATAACCAGTGGTCTTAATCAGTGTTACGTCATCAGACAGCTTTTTCAAGGACCGACTCCTCAAGATCTTTAATCTTCTTTGTGATCTCAATCTCTGAGATAACACTTAACTGACGAATGATATCCATCTTTGCAGAATGGTAAGAATCCATGAACTGCTCAAGACGTTCTTTGTCAGCAGTTGAAAGGTAGCGTGAACGTTGCAAGTACAAAAACTTATTTACAATGTTATCTTCGTCAAATCCAAAATTATTCATAATCAATCTCCTCATTTATGTAACCATTATACTATAATATGAGGAAATGTACATATGTTTCTTCTAATTAACAATGTTAACAATATGAAACACTTATGGCCAAAACTTACGGCGATTATACTTTTCAATGGTTTCATGCAGCATCTGTGTCCAGTTATCTCGATGCTCTTTGAATACAAGGGGTTCGTGACCGTCGACATCCATGACGACAGCCAGATTAGTTACGGGAAGGCCTGTTCGTTCTTCGAACATAATCGCATAGGCTGCCATCTGACAGAAGTAATTCGAGATCTTTTCTTTCTTTTTCGGATAACGTGACGTCTTCCAATCAAGAATAGAAACTACACCATCGAATTCAGCAACAGCATCGCAACGCCCAGCCAGACCGAGATGGCGGCTGTATAAAGGAACTTCAATGCCGAAGATACGCCCGATTCTGGCGTCGAGGATAGGCTGAACATTAGCCAAGCTTTGCCGAATGTGCGGTAGATATTCTGTTGTATCTTTTCCATTTAAATAGTCCTCAATAATAGAATGCACTTTCGTGCCTCTACTTGAAGCACGACCACTTACTTTATTAGCTTCCTCTTCGCCGACACGATTTCTCCAGGCTTGAATGGCTTCTTCTGTTAGGATACTTAAGACAGTAGTGACACTAGGAAAGGCACCGTCAGGAGTAGAGTATAATCTACCCACCTTGGTAGACTCAGCATCCAAGTCGTCGTATCCGAGATCAATTTTTTCATGTTCAAACACTCTCATATTTATACTTTAATCGTGTTACCACGCCCACTTGTTTTTTTAATATTTTTTAAATGATTTTCCCATTCTGATCCGGCGCGTGTCATAACACTTTTAGTGTCAGTTACCATATTAGGAGCTTGAATAATTTGTTTAAGATTTGGTTCAGCTTCTAATATTTTTTGCAAAGTTTCATATGAACAATATTGTTCAAACTCATCACCTGTTTCTTCGTTTTTTAAAAGGTATGTTGGCATTAATCTTCGTCCTTATCACCGACGTTCCATTTCATTTGGTATTCTAATGCGTGCCGGCAGCCATGAATATAATCTTTGTCTTCTTCGCTAAGTGCTGACCAAAACTTGGTAACAGTACTTATATGCTCGTCAACTTCAAATTGCTTCTCTAAGTGAACGTTGTTCTCCATCATTTCTTGGAGCTTGTCCATCCGTGCTTTGATCTTGTCTCTGACTCCCATTAAACCACTCCGGTATTGTTCGTTTTGTCCAGTTCATAGCGAACCGTTCTTGTTTAGTTTGATAAAACATTCTGTAAGACTTTACAGGATCTTCTGGAAACATGCATTCTGGATTTGATGTCATCGCTAACCGAAATGGTGTCATCGGACCTTCTTTAATATTTCGCGGTAGATTCATAAGATGTGGGATTAGTTCTGATGACTTATGTACTTTACCATATCGATACGTGTATTCGTCACACAATGCTACAAAGTGTACAAGATGCCAACCATAATTTGTGGTCGATTCCATTGTCCATTGCGTGCACGGATGACCCACGTGTACGGCAGTATATAAGTTATCTTCACGTTCACCGGTGAGACGCCAATACTTTTGGTTTGTCTTACCTGATTTTGATGGACGTAAGATTTCGATACCGTCTAGAACGCGATGAGCAGTCGATAGCATTTGTGCAGACTCAACTACCATCTTAACAACATGTTTGTCACATTGCAACCGAGCAGCGGTGTCCGGATCCGGATCTAAAATAAATAAATTCATAATGTATATTATACCACGTTTTAACCTTTAAGTAAACCAGGAAATGCTTCATGAATAATCGCTTTAGTTAAACCCTTTGGCGTTTCTTTATTAATCATTGCTATTACATATTCAGCATCTTTTGGATGTATGCCTTCAAGCATACCAATAAAAATATTTTCACGTTTATATGTAGCTACCTGGTCGCCTTTGCCGCCTTTTACAAAATACGTAAACTTTTTATTTTCACGTTGTAAATTTGCAGGAGCAGATTGTTCCGGTGACGGTGTATATGGTGGTGCACCGGGCGGTAGATTCCACACAACAGTAGGATCCATAGATCCGCGGATTACATCTTTTAATCCCCAAGTTTCATTCTTTTTTAGAATAGCAACTTTGTCTTTCTTTGATTTTTGTTTACTTACTTCTTCTAATACTTCATGTACTAATTTCATGAGATAAATTCCTCTATGCATTCAATCAACATTTTGCATTGATTATTTATTAGGTACGGAAGTACCTTACCTTTGTTATGCCATGGATCTTGTTCGGTATGGCTCTTTATAATATTTTCTTGTAATTGTTTTGGAGTCTTTGTGAGATCGATCAACATTTGATTACGCTGATAATTCCTATACCATGGTAGCGAAGAATCGGCCTGTTCCAAACCATTAAGAATCTCGACCATCTTTTTCTTTGTAACAGGAGTTTGACGTAGACCTTCGACAAATGTGTTATCATCAGATAATATATTAGGAACACCATCGCCTGTATCACCTTTAATAATTTTTTCTTGCAATCCAAGTCGTGGATGATCTTCTACCACAAACTTTTTAAGAAGAGGGGAGAACTGTTTAACGTTATCATACTGTTGCAATTGTTTAAAGTCACCATCAGCTGAGATAATCATAACATCTTCGAAGTTACCAAACTCTTGTGTCTGTTGTACCAAAGTACCAATAATATCATCAGCCTCACAACCTTCCTCATGAATAACTTTATATGGAAAATTTTCTGCGATTTCTTCTCTTAACATATTCATAATACGAAATGCTTCATTCCAGTCAAAGTCTGATTTTTTACGATCTTTCTTACGAGAAGCTTTATATTGAGGGAAGGCTTCACGGCGCCAGTTATTTGCACCATCACACGCTAAGATCACCTCACCGTATTGCTTAGAGAATTTAGTACGATACATACGTATAGAATTTAGAATCATATGTCGAATCATATTCTCATCAAGTGTTTTATTAATGACAATGTTACTAATTGCAATGCCACTATAATCAATAATAATCATGGGTACTCCATCGGCCCGGTGAACAATACACTTATTATACACCGGGTTTTAGAACTTGTACACTACTTTTTTAGATGAGATGCATGAATTTTACAGCCAATGAATTTATTATAATATTCATCTGAAAGTAAAACATCATATTCGAATTGAAGCTTTGCTTCATAGTAGGAACATTCGCCTTTTGTACGGCAAAGTTTGAGGATTTCCCGTTTATAATTTTCGGGCCCTTTACATTCAACCAAACGCTGTACTTCCACATTGGATCCAAAGTAATCGCGCCAGTCGGACTCTACGCGCGTCTTAACACGACGCTTACGAGACTTAGTTATTGGTAGGGTTTTTGGTCGCCAGAAGAATTTCTTGCCGATGTATTTTTTATTCGTATCTAATTCAGTTATGCAATAAACGAACCCCTGATATTCATCAGGGGTATCGATAAAAGGTTTGTCTTCATAAATCCACATGCATTTATATATCATCCCCTTCGGATAGATCCTCCGGTTCAGCACGACGGCCACAAGAGGGGCAAAACTCGACGTTAACATATTCCTCAGCCAGAATATGTGTCTCCATATCACATTCTTCACACATTACCCTATATTGATTCATGCAACCTGATCCCAGCCCCATTCGCCATCCATACCGTTGACGGAATATTCTGTGACACGCTTTTCGAAGAAGTTATCATGAGATGCTCCATTGAGTACCCAATCTAACCAAGGAAGTGGATTATCCTTTTGCTTGAACTTTGGCTTCATACCAAGTTGAAGAAGACGACGATCAGCAATATGACGAATATAGAGCTTGACTTCTTCTTTTGTCAATCCTTGAATCTCATGTCCATTGAACGCAAGATCAATAAACTTGTCTTCAAGCTTAACAGCATTCTTTGCCATCTCATAGATCTTTGACTTGAGTTCATCATTGACAATACGTGGATGTTCTTGACAAAATTCTCTGAACAACTTAGAGTTACCTTGTACATGAAGAGTCTCATCACGGATTGACCATTCAACAATAGTACCCATACCTTTCATCTTACCAAAACGTTGGAAGTTCAACAACATGACAAATGATGCAAAGACAGCAAGACCTTCATTAAATACTGATTGCGCAAGGGCAAGAGCCATACCAGTATGAGACTGAATGTTACCTTGCTTCATGAAATCAACCTTGTCAGCCATCTCAGAATATTCTAAGAAAGCGTGGAAGTCTTCATCTGGTAAACCAAGCGTATCGTTCAATAAAGCATATGCTCTCTGATGCACACCTTCACGGTTTGCAAATGATGAAAGCATGTTACGAACTTCGTTGTTCTTAAAACGAGGAATCAACAGTTCGTGATAGTTCTCACCAACCTGAACATCAGATTGAGTAAACAAACGAAGAACCTGAGTCACAAATTCTTTTTCTGAATCTGTGAGTTTAGTTCTCCAATCTTGGACATCTTCTGATAGCTCAGCTTCGTCTTCGACCCAATGGATCTCTTCGTGTTTCTTTGTCAACTCTACCGCCCATGGGTAGAGAAATGGTTTGTACGTCTTTGAAAACTCTGTTAGCATATCAGCCCTCGCATGCTCGACATTCGTCGGTTTCTATTGTGATTGGTTTGTTAAAATATTCCATCATCTCATCATAACCACCAACGTACTCACCTTCAATGTAAATCTGTGGAACAGTCTTTACTTTTCGGCCAGTGACTTCGGCAGCAGTCTTACCAATTTCTTCTAAATCAATATATTCATAAGGTACTCCACGAATATCTAATTCATCCTTTGCTGCAGCACAGAAAGGACAGTTAGCTTTGCCATACACGAGTGTACGCATATCATCTTGTAATGCAACTCTTTCTACTTTTTCTGAAACATTCTCAGCTCGAGATTTTGCTTCCGTACGAAGGTAATATAATCCCTTAAGCTTTTCCTTCCATGCTTTAAGGTGTACCTTATTAACATAAGATTTTTCAGCACCCGCCGGGAAGAAGAGATTGACAGATTGTCCTTGGCAGATATATGGTTGACGGTCCGCCGCGTGTTGTACAACCCAGTTTTGATCCAGCTCTTGTGCCGTCTTAAAGATTGCTTTTTCACCTTCCGTGAGCTCGGGCAAGTGCTGAACAGATCCCTTATTAGTGATAATTGACGACCAAGTTGCTTCATTATTTATACCGTGCAACTCGAGCGTTGGCTCTAAATACTTATTTTTTACAAGATGCGATCCCGCTCTTGTTCTATGCGTGTATGCATTTGCCTTAAGAGGCTCGATGCTTGGGCTTGTCCCAACGATAAGTCCAGAACTTGCATTAGGAGCAATTGCCAATAAGTGAGCGAAACGTAAGCCTGTACCAAGTCCATCCGGATATTCTCCTCGTGATAATGCTAATTTTTCAGATTGAGCAACAGCCTTTGCTTTAATCTGAGAGAACACAACTTTATTAATCTCTTGAGCTTTTTCAGATTCCCATGCGACTCCGTGTTTATGGAGTAATGAGTGGAAGCCCATCGCTCCCAAACCAATTGATCGTTCTCTATATGCACTATTGCGTGCACGCTCAATTTCATCTGGTGCATTTTCAATAAAGTATTCAAGTACATTGTCCAACATCGTGATGAGATCTTCGACAATAGTGGTATTTTTCCACTCATCATAGAACTCCAAATTGAGAGATGAAAGGCAGCATACTGCAGTACGGTCAGGGCCGGTAGGTAAATGAATTTCGTTACATAGATTCGAACCATGAATCTTTAATCCTAGATTTTTTAATGATTGAGGCAAATGCCTATTTGCTTCGTCAATAAAATTAAGATAAGGCTCACCAGTACGGAAACGAACTTCGATAATACGTTCCCATAATTTACGAGCATTAACAGTCTCAGCAACTTTACCTTTACCAGGATCAACTAAGTCCCAGTCTTTATTATGTATCACAGCTTCCATAAAGTCATCTGAGATATTAATTGCGTTATGTAGATTTAATGCCTTACGTTGTACATCACCTGTAGGAATTCTCATATTCAAGAACTCTGCGATATCTGGATGTGAGATATCCATGTAAGCTGCATAAGAACCTTTTCTCGTCTTACCTTGACGATAAGCAATCATGTCGGCGTCAACTGTATGCAAAAAAGGAATAGGTCCAGGTGCTTTGTCAGATACGGTTCGCACATCTGACCAATGTCCGCCAACTCCACCGCCAAGTATAGACAACCAACGAAGCTCACTAGAATGACCAATGAGTCCATCAAGAGTATCAGGAACGTAAGTAAGAAAACACGAAATGGGTAAACCTTTATCATTCGCCACTCCATTAGGAGCATTTGAAAGGACAGGACTAGCAAACATAAACCACTTACGACTAACATAGTCATAGAGACGATTTGCAAGAGATTCATCCATATCTCCTCTATAAGTTGACCATGCTTTTGCTGCGCGCGCATATGCCTCTTGTGGAGAACTTTCGTGACCACGCATATAAAAATCTTTGAGCATACCTATTGCATAGTCAGTCAATAGGTCATCTCTGTCCTTGTTTATTTTTAACATTAATTTGCCTCGTGTAATTGGGTATTATACACTAAGTTGTATAGTATGTAAACTACTAATTATTATTTTGCTCGGTTGGAGCTTGCGGGGTCACGGCCTCTTCGTAGTATACTATGATTTCAGTTTGTTGGTTTATATATCTTCTTAGTTCACTAATATTAAGTGCTAAGTTTTCGTAGTCTCTCATTGACAAAGCAACAAAGGCTACTTCTCCGTGTATTTCGGAAAATTCTTGAATAAAGTCTTCTAGATTATCTTGATTAACAACGTAGATTTTAACATCAGTTAGTTGTACTGGCTTCGGTCTCGAGACCGTCGGTACTGTTGTCTTTTCGATCTTGGTGACTACTTTGATCTCCGGTTCCGGCTTGCTCACGAGACTGCAACCAGTCAGGGAGATCAGGATCAGGAGTACCACCAGTATCGGCAGTGATATCACGCCATAGATTCGCTGTTGCACCATTCATTCTACCTTCTAAATCTTTTGGATCTTTAATAGCATCTTGTACTAAATCCAGTTGTCTCAATTTATTTCTCAGATCATCACCATATTGTTCAGCCTTCTGTAATTTAACAGAAAGCTCATTCATTAATTCTTGGTTGCGGGCCATCTCATCTCGCATAGTGTTCATGCTTTGTTCGGCAGTTTCAACAGCAACTTCTAGTTTGGCATTATTCTCGCGTAAGGTAGCAATGCGAGCTTGAGTATCGTTATAGTACCAGACAGCCCCATAACCTACAGAGCCTAAAACGGCCAATACTATTAATAGTAAATAGAATTTAATCATTGTTTTTCTTCGACGTACTTCCTAAATCTTTTTAGCAATGTCGGAACCTGATCTTTTCTACGACGACGATCAGTGACATGAGTAGTCTTGAGGCGAGGACCCATTGCAGTATCTGCTGGGTTAGGAATTGCACCAGTATTCATAGTAGGTGCTTCTTCTTCTATTTTCTTCATTTATAGATCTCGTTAATACTAACATACACTTTTTGGCGAGTGCGAATATGTTCTGCCTCGTATATATCTATACCAAAGACGTCTCCTACCGGATAGCAATCTTCATAAATTCGTATTTGATCCTTCGAATTTACGATATCATCATATGTTCCATTTAGGACTTTATCTTCTGATAATTTGTATATACCAGGTGATAATTGTTTATCGTTTAATACAAACCATTGACTTTGTTCTACAATAAAATCAAGTGGTTCAATACCAAATTCTTCTAATATTTTTTCTAATTGATTATCAGATAGGTTTTGATTTTCTTTAATTAGAAAGAGCGCTGCAGCGAAACTTCCCAACTTGGAAGATCCACCTGGAATCTTGGAGAGCAACCGCTTAGTGTTAGCAGCAAGGCGAATAAAAGGAGTATATGCTGATTTTTTTTCATCTGTGTCAAGCGCAACATTTTTATTTCTCTTACCATCACTATTGATAATTCCTAATTTATAGGCATCCCAGCTTTCCCAATCCATAACCAGCATGCGTATAAATCTAAACGTAAATGCTAAATCAGCTGCTCTTTTAACTATACCCATTAATTTTTCTCAATCTTTCTATGACAGTTTTATCCATGTCAAATTCAGTAAGGTCATCATTTTTAATATAATTTAAAAATATTAAAAATGGTTTAATAACAGGCCAATGCCTTTCATCTAGTTTCAGTTTTAAAATATTTAATCCAGCTTCACTTCCAAATGAATTAAACACTACGATAAGATGATTTAATATTAATCGTTCTGCTAAATCGTCATGGTCTAAATAACGATTAACAAGTCTTTTAATATACTTAAACCTTTTAAGGTCTTCGTAAAAATCATCTATATCCGAGAATGTCGGATTATCGTAGTGTTTAGCTGCGTATAAAAATAAGTTGTCTTCAGTAAGCTCATTAAAAACTAGCATTATAATTCCATAAAAATATTATAGAACTATATATGTTTATTTTTAAAATAGACCAAACCGGCGTTTTTTCGCTGGCTTAATAGCTTCAACTTCGATTTCAATTTCTGGCTCTTCAACTATAACTTCTTCAAGTTCAACAACTTCTTCAACTACAGGCTCTGGAGCAGATACCCCATTCCACTCGTCAATCTGAGCTTGAGTAATCTTTTGTACTTTTAGCAATTCACCTTTTGGTGATACCCAACCCTTAAGAGTTGGTATCGCGTTCTTCGGACCCTTGATCATCAGTCACCTCTTCTTGATACATTGATTGATATGCACTAGCAATTGATTTTACTTGAGATGTAAATGATTCTTTCATTACTGATTCTTTCATACCTCTCAAGCTATCAATTACATTTCCTTGAAAATCTCGATCTCTTTTAATAAGTTTATCATTATGAAGACCATGTTTCTTTAATGCATGAGGAATTTTTGGAAGGATTTCATGTTCTTTGGCATCATGACGAACTCCCATTTTTCTTAAAGTTTTTGCGATGTGATGAGCTGTATCCTTGCGTTCTTTTAGAACTGATTCTTTCATCACTGGATCCCCTTTACCCTGCTTCGTAGTATCCTTTACAGGATTTACCACAGACTTATCACCTTTTGCGTCTTTATCAGTAGAATTTTTACCAGATACTTTTGTTACTCTACCTGCCTTTGATGCATCGTCATGACTTTGCTTTTCAAGATCTAAATATTCACCGGTACCTTTATTATCGTCGCGCATTTTCTTTGCGCCCGGCGAATCTTGATCATCGTGTGGTTGTTTATCTTCTGTATCTCCGTGTTTCTTTTCAAGAACGGATACGAGCTTTTCTCTGATTGACATATCAGTAGACTCCTTTTTAACAACTTCTTTATCAGCTGACTGTACGGCTTCTTTTTGTTCAGTTTTACCAGAACCCGAATCCATTTTAGGATTCATAGTAGCTGTTTCACCTTTTTTCCCCATAGCCTTTTTAACCGCTTTACGACGATTATGTAGATACTTATCAGACTTATCTACATCACCATCATTATCGATGTCAGCGTCGGCTTGACCGACAGGATCTAGATTTGCTTCTGCTTGTTTTCTTTTATCGCCGCATGCTTTTTCCAGGACCTCATTATAAGCTTGGGCCAAAGCTTGTATTTCTTTAATATCCATTATTGCATTCCTATTTGTGCTATTATTGACCCGATGACGGCCACCGTTACTACCCAAAACAATTTATTAATCACGCAAATTGTTCTATGATTATCGTTGCATACTTTTTCGATATCATCAAGTTTTTCAGAATGTTTATTCATTCTTTCAAACATATTATTCTGATCCTGCTGAAGATTTGCAATTTTTTCTTCAGCACGAGCCATAGCAACCATTGCTTCTGTGAGCTGGTCGAGTTTGTCCTCGATTCTATCTAGTCTACTATTTGTATTCTCAGCCATTTAACATTTCCACCGTTTGCGTGCCTGTCTTAGTCTGCTGTTTGGATCTGCTGCTGCTTTTGGGAATTGCTTCATTTGTCCTGCACTACGAGCACAATATGATTTTCTTCTATTTGCAGCTTTAGATCCAGGTTTTACTTTACCAGTGACAGCAGTTTTAAGATTGCCACCAGTTTTTCTATTATGAGCGGCAACACCCTTTGCTGTCATTCCTGCACCTTTTTCGGTGGCACGGAAGTGACCCTTTGAGTCTTTACCAGTTTCTTCAACAAAACCTTTGAATGATTTCATTTTGTTTTAATCCACGAAAAAGGTTTATGCTTTGGTGGCTCTACAGAAACTGGCTTACGCTCAACCTTTTTTGGTTCGTATTTCTTACGAGTTTCTGGATCCATTTTACTCTTATAAAACTCATCATTCTTACCGACACCATGCTTCTTTAAAGCACGATTCATTCGAATCTGAGCAGTACCTTCATTCGGTGTGATCTTTTTTGCTTTTTTTGTAGAAGCATTAGTTCCCCATTCAGGCTGATCATCATACCAACAATCTGTTTTAGCCTCATCTACTTCACGACCTTGAGCTTTTTGACGATAAGCTTTTTTGACTTCCATGTCAGTATGTCTTTCAACATCTTTGATCATAGAAGGCTGCTTAACAATCTTACGAAGCTTAGCAAGGATCTCAGCAGACGATCTACCTTGCATAAAAGTTGGAGGTAGACCTTCGATATCTACTTTGAATTGAGCAGCTTCTTCAACTTCAATTGATTCATTCGTTTTACCTTTACCATAACCATAAAGAGTTTTAAGATAATCATTTGCTTTAGTTAACTTATTCTGGAACCATTCTTCCATGTCACCTTCAGCTTTTACTCTCTTTTCAATGCCGTCAAGATAATGTCTCATCGCCTTAATCTGACTAGTAGCCATTGATACTTCTTCTGCACCGCCAGTGTCAGTAGTATCAACAGCTTCAGATTTATATGTACTTCGAAGATCTTTTAGCTTTTTCATTTTGGAAGCTTTCCATCTCTTTTAGCTTTATTTTTAAATGCTCCGCTTACAGCATCAGCAGCTGCTGAAGGATTCATTCCTTTCTTACGTGCTTTATTATAAGCTGTGCCAGGAGGAACAACCGCCGGTCCATAGTTTTTCTTAACAGCAGCTGGATCTTGTTTAGCATGCCGCGCATCGCGATCATCTCTACGCTTCTTCATATAAGCTTGAACCGCAGGAGACTTTGACATAGAAAACTTCAGATGATCTCTGAACTTCTGATCAAATGACTTAGCTTCATTAGTATCTTCTTTTGCAAGTTTACTAGTTGCAGTATTAATGCCACGTAAACGTTTCATAGATTTTGCAAAGTCTTTTCCAGATTGATCTGCTCGATTATCTTTAGCAGCTGAAGCAGCACCGTAAGCTTTTGATGCAGCATCCTTCGAAGCCTTGTTAACATAAGAACCCAATGTACTTTTCTTTAATTCAGATACCGTTTCTTCAGTCTTAGACTTAGAATTTGCCCATGATGGATTGTGATCAGGATCTTTCAAAGCTTGACGAGCTTTCTCGTTATCCTTCATTCTCTTTCCGAGAGCAGCTCGAGCAGCAGGATTGCCCATGTTACCTTTAGCATGGTCTGGACCAAAACCTTTCAACTTGACTTTATCAACTTCTTCATTTCTCTTTTTACGTGCATCACGGCGCTGAAGAGATTTAGAAAGTTCAATACCATCATGACGTTTTTTCTCATTATCATAAGCATCTTTAGCTGACATTGTACCCATTCTTTTTGCAGCCATACCTCTAGCACCAGATGTAAATGCTTTCGCCTGATAGCTTTTATGAGTAGCTGGAGATAACTCATCTAGTTGAGTTCCTTCCATAACACCATGTTGCTTCAGTGTCATATGAATACGATCACGAACATCAGTGTCTAAACCTTTAACGTGACTATTGAATTTTGCAAGGTGAGTACCTTTCTGCATCAAGCCAGCTTTACCAACATTATCTAAATGCTTGGCAGCTGCATGGAAATCTTTCTTATCGATTCCACCGTTCTTTGTGCCATAGTCATGAAGAGCCTTTGCTGCTTTTGCATACGCATGAGCTTCATCAAGTTCAACAGATTCTTTTTGTGGCTTCTTTTCTTTAGCCAACATGTCGGCTAACTTACCGAGCTTTTCTGTATCAGACTTTTTCATTGCTTTCTTTGATGCAATGTCTGCAGTATCAACAGTAGCTTCATTCTTCATGTTACGATCACGAGCCATCTTAGCCAGTTGCTTTGCTCTTGACATCGGTGATGTCTTAGTTCCATCACTGTTTTTCTTTTCAGCTTCAGGCGGATCTGGAGTAAATGGTGGCTTATCAGTTGCTTCATTCTTTTTATTATCCGGATGGCCTTTACCGCCGTCAGCTTTATTTGCCCATACTGCTTTACGTTGAGCAGCACTTACAAAACCTTCGTCTTTTTGACCTTTCTTTGCACTCAGATAAGCAGCCATCGCCATTTCACGACGCTCTTTCTCTGATTTACCTTTAAACTGTGGTGCATCTGACTTTTTAAAATCATCTACCCATGCACCCATACCGTCTTTAACTGATAATGGCATTTTATTTTCCTGCTGCATCTTTAAAGTCTTGAGCTGTAGGAGCTCCTTCAGAACCTGGTTTTCTCATTTTTTCACCAGATCCGCCCTTGATTCTTTTTCTTTTGGCATGAATATTATCCCAAAGGCCTTTCTTTTCTTCTAAGAATTTGCTGAATTTAATCATACCTTAGTAGTCCTTCTATTAATTTTTCTAGTTCTTGCTGCGCGGGCACGATCCATCATAGAATCATGACGTTTTTGATCAGCAGCATCTTTTCTTCTTTCTACTTCTTTCTCTCTAGCGATTCTATCTTTAGTTAACTCAATAGATTGTTCACTAAAATCTTTAAATTTTTTCATATCATCTAAGCCGATTTGAGGTTCATCTTGTCTAGGCATTGAAAAATTTGCCACATTATAAGTATTATTTTCGTTTAATGATTCTTTCTGTACAGAAAACGGTGCAACGTCATATTCTAATTCGTTTTCAACTTTTTCTATTGAATCAAGCCATTTTCGATATGTATTACCTGAACCTTCGATGATTACATAGTTTGAGCCAAGTGTTTTTACTTTAGCAAGTTCACCAGTTTCTTTAATAACAACAGTATCACCTTCTTTAAAGAGTTCACCGTTAATATAAGACTCTCTAATTTCTGATACTGGTTTTAACTGAACGTGTTGCGTAGTTTCTTTTGCTTCTTTCAAACCCATTCCAGTACGTACCATATTATAAATCGATTTAGTATCGGCATTTGATACATTACGTGGAATGCCTTGACTGAATTGTGTAAAGTCGCCTGATGAAGCAGCAGACCTCATTTTAGATGCAGACATACCTTCAACACCTTCAGCATCTGGATCTCTTTCACCAGCTGAAATAACAGTAATCTTATTAAAGTTATAGAAACCATGACGACCTTTTTGGCCATTATACTTCTTCAGCAGTGTTTCAAATTCTGTTACACGATCTGAACCTACAACCATTACAAGATTGACATAGCCTTCGTTATAAAGTTCAGAAGCAGCATCCATAGCAGTCTTGACTTTAGCATTCAACATAATGTTCCGTGCATGCTTTGGAAACATCTTACGAATAACTTTTACTTTATCTTTATATGATAATGGATTTTTCTTTTTATCTTGCGTTTGAGAAACAAAAACACGGTAAGGATTTTTACCTGCTTTTAAAGCAAGTGTATTTAAAAGCTTTTCATGACCAATAGTAGGAGGATTCATTCTACCAAATGTAAAATAAACCGTTTTTTCTTCTTCAACTAAGAAACTCTTAAAAGAATTAATCACTTAGAACCGCCTCGCTTCTTAGCAAGTTCTGCTTTTTTAGTTTTAGGAAATTGCTTTTTAGCTAATTGCTCAATTCGCTTTTTAATTGCTGGCTTTTCTAAACGCTTTTCAATTTCTTTACGGCGGGCATAAGTTAACTCAGATTTAGGAATATCTTTTGTAAACTTCTTAAAAAACATTTGACGAATTTGTTTACGTGCTCTTGTCTTTAACTTATCAGTTGAAGCAATTCTACGCTTTGCTATCTCTCGGCCGCGTTTGATTTTAGGTTGAATTCTTTTGAACATGCGCTTGCGGGCAAGACGTTGTTGAACTGTTAACGCTTCTTCTACGTCAGTTGATTCGCCTATGGGTCCACCTTCGCCTACACCGATTGTTCTTTTTCTACGGTAAGCACGGTAATTAGTAAGCTCATCTTCACCCGGCCGGTATTCAACTGTATATAAGTCGTTGAAACCAAAAGATGGTTTTCCATCCATTTCGAGTATATCTTTAAATCGCAGTAAATCTGCCATATCTTCCTCTGGTTTTTCCCATCTATATAATTATGAGCGACGTGGCGTCTGCCAGCCTTTCAAAATCTCGGGGCTAAAGTTGGCGTATGAAAATTCCATACGATCAACAATCTTAACCGCTTCACCACCAAGTGTGTCTATAGCTACGAAGCCTTCTGACCCTGTGGTTTGATAACCGTTTTTTGTATGCTTAAGAAATGTCTTAATTTTATTAAAACGGTCTAATATATTTATAAGTTTTAATTTCGCCAGAATGATAACTTTTTGCAAATCGAACATTTTTTGCAAAGAAAGTTTATTCTTTGGAGAGAAAAACTCAAGTATTTTATTTAATGCTGTCTGTTGAGCAGCCTTACCTTTCTCTGTTGTTCTTTTGTCTATTTCTTTTTGGTATTTATTCTTGATCCAGACGATGAGTTTTCGGGTATGCGCTGCAGTATCATTAACAACTGTGCCTGCTCGTACGTAGGAGTTGTTAAATTGCTCAATGAGTTTAGCAAGTTGGTCGTTTCCTTCGAGTTCTCTGAGCGTTGATCCTGAGATTTGGTTAAATAACTTCCCAGCTTGTGTAAGATATTCATTGACTTCCTCCGTATCTTTTTTAGACATCGTGTAATTCGTCATATCTCGCAACATTGCATCTTGTGACCATACA